GGCCCGCAGGGCGAACAGGGACCGCAGGGGCAGACCGGCCCGCGAGGCGAACAGGGCCCCGCAGGCCCCAAGGGGGAGACCGGCAGCGGCTTCAAGGTGCTGGGCTACTACGGCACGAAGGCTGCGCTGGACGCCGCGCAGAAAGCGACCGCAGCGGCGGGCGATGCCTACGGCGTGGGCACGGCGGAGCCCTATGACATCTACATTTTCGACGGTATTACCGGCGAGTTCATCAACAACGGCCCCTTGCAGGGCGCGAAAGGTGACACGGGCGAGCGCGGCCCGCAGGGCATTCAGGGCCCGAAGGGAGACCCCGGCAAGGACGGTGCCAAGGGTGCGGACGGTCTGCCCGGGAAAGACGGCGCAGACGGCGCGCCGGGGAAGGACGGGACGAACGGGCGCAACGGCGTGACGTTTACGCCCGCGATAAACGCGGCGGGAGACCTCTCGTGGTCGAACGACGGCGGCAAGGCGAATCCTGAGACCGTGAATCTCAAAGGCCCGAAGGGTGACACGGGCACACGGGGGCCTGCCGGTGCTAACGGCGCGAAGGGAGACACCGGCCCCGAGGGGCCAAGGGGGTTGCAGGGCAAGACTGGTCCAGCTGGTGCAGATGGCAAAACGCCGGTCAAAGGCACGGACTACTTCACACCTACCGACGTCAACGAGATCGCGGCGGAAGCGGCGAAGAAGGTCGACATTTCCGGCAAGCTGGACAAGACCGGCGACGGCAGCAACGTCACGGCGGCGTTCACGGCGGCGACTACCCGCTCGAACATTGCGACGGGTGAAAAGCTCTCCGTGCTGTTCGGCAAAATCGCGAAGTGGTTCGCCGACCTCGGCACTCTGGCCTTTAAGAGCACGGTCGCCAAATCCGACCTTGCAAGCGACGTGCAGACGAGTTTAGACAAAGCTGACAGCGCTTTGCAGAGTGCGCCGGTCACGTCGGTCAACGGTAAGACGGGCGCGGTCACGATCAGTGTTCCGACTGTCCCCTCCACCACCTCTCTCCTCAAGGGCAACGGCTCGGGCGGCATCGTGGCAGCGACGCGCGGCAGCGACTACGCGACACCTCCCGTCGCACGCAAGGTAACGTTGACGGTGGCTGGCTGGAATAGCAGCACCAAGCAGCAGACCGTCACGTGTACCGGCGTTCTGGCTGATGTGACCAAGCAGGATATCCACCCCCGCCCCGTCGATACGAGCTATGATAACGCTTGGAAGACCTACGGTATCAAGTGCATCAAACAGGCAGCGAACAGCTTGACGTTCCAGTGCAATAAGATACCGACTTCTGCGGTGGACATTTACGTGACCATTACAAATCTGAACTTTTTGTCGTGAGGTAGAAACATGATCTATAACGAAGAAATTTACGGTGCACAGGGCGGAGCGCAGAAGTATAAAATAACAGACAACCGAGGCTGCGGTTTCCCGAACGAAGCTGCGGCGGGCGAATTCGTAATTGCTAAAGACACATCGAGGGCCCCGGACGTCAAAGGAGCAGTAAGTGGAAACCATGTCCCGATATTAGATGTTAGCTACCTGAACACACGATCACTGAGTATAGAGGCATCGGATATTTCGACCCGTGCTGGTACATTAACCCGGTATTATTTTGTTATGCCCGCCGAGGATGTTATTGTCACTTAACCCCTCAGAAGCGGGTAACATGATTTTCAATCCGAATATGATGGTTGCGGCTGGCATCGAAACTAAAACTCTTTATTTCAGCGCATTTTATCAAACTTACCATCAGGAAGGAGTTCATTATGGCTCAGTTTATCAAAGTAAACGGTCAGGAAATCCCTGCTACCGTCATCAACAGATATCAGGACGCCGACTGGGATGGTCGCAGCTCGCAGACGATCTACCTTGCAAAGACCTACGAAGAGATCAAGAAGCTGCTTTCGTCTAATACCCCGTGGAGCATTGTGCAGCGCGAGACGCAGGACGTGCTGGACGAGCAGGGCCAGCCCACGGGCGAGACCAAAGAGGTCGTCAACGAGTACGACAACAGCGAGTACAGCCTTGCTGGCGACATCACCGACCACCGCGACGGCACCGTCAGCATTAAGATGGGCAAGCCCACGGAATCCGAGCTTTCGGCGGCGACCGTAACGGCGCTGGTCGGTCAGAGCATCACGCCGCAGCGCGCGGCAAGGCTGCGACCGATGATCGAACAGGCCAGCGCGTCGCTCTCTGACGGCGAGGCGGCGAAGTCGCCCGAGCTGTTCCCACGCTGGGCGGATCACATCGGCGAGACCGTCAAGCCCGGCGACCGCCGCAGCGATATGGACGAAAGCGGCGTGCTGCACGTCTACCGCGTCAACAAAGGTCAGGGCCACACCACGCAAGAAAACTGGCCGCCGCACTCCACCCCTGCCATGTGGACGATCATCAACGTCGACCACGTGGGCACGCAGGATGACCCGATTCCGGCCGCTCGCGGCATGGAGTACGAGTATGGTCTTTATTACAAAGACCCCGAGGACACTAAGCTGTACAAGTGCGAGCGTATCGGCGAGGCCGCGGGTGGCAAGATCGTCTTGCAGTATTTGCCGCATGAGCTGTTGGGACAGTATTTCACGGAGGCCTAATGTATGAAAATGCTGAAAGCTATCCGTGACGCGGACGCGCTGCGGCCTAACAAATTGAGCACGCCGCGCAAGGCGGAAATCCTCATGGTGCTTGAGCACCGAATTGCCGAGATGATGGGGGCGGAAGCCCCCACCCTCAAGGTGAGCGTGGAGGATGACACCGCGAGCGTCGAGGATATGGAATTGCTGCTGCCGGACGGGCACAACGAGTGTTACCACCTGTATTTGGCAGCGCAGCTCGACGCCTACAATCAGGACAGCGCGCTCTATGCCAACGACCACGCCATTGCCAACGAGGCGGTGGCCGATGCTATGGCATGGTGGCGGCGCGAGAACCGAAAAGAGAGCAAGGGCAACTGGAAGGTGTGATGACAAGTGCCGACGACATTTCAGCTGGTGGAGACGACTTTCCCGAACGGAGAAGGGAAAGACACGCAGGAACAGATCAACGGGGTCTATGACTACCTTTTCGTGCTTCTGGAACAGCTTCGGTATACGCTCTTCAATCTGGACGGGAGCAACATCAATCAAAATGCACTGAGCGAGTTTATCAAAAATATTTCCGAGCCGATCTACGCCAAGATCGAGGACACGGACAAGAATGTAAATGAAATTTCCATTACAGCGAAAGGATTAGATGCTCGACTTAGCGACGCCGAGGGGAACATCACGCAGCTTGACACGACGGCAAAGGGCTTGCAGGTAAGTGTTTCAAACCTCGACGGTGCGATCACTAACATCAAGACCGACGTGAACGGCATCCGCGCGACAGTGAGCACCAAGATCGACGCGACGCAGGCACAGAGCATCTTTAACCAGAGCGCGACCGGCTTCACACTGGGCGCGACGAGTGGCGAGAACGGCACGATTTTCAAACTCAATTACAACGGCGCACAGATTGCGAGCACGGGATCCATCGATCTACACGTCAAGGCAGTCAACATCGATGGCACGCTGACAGCGGGCGCGCTGCGCGGCGGGAGCGTGAGCTTGCTGGCCGGAGATACCCCTGTCGGCAGCATGGATCTTGCCTACACGGGCACGGGGCAGGTCGGCGTCGGTCTGATGGCGACCTATGGTGGCATGAAGATGCACGCAGCGGGAAATATCTTTCTTGAATCCGAGCTGGGGCCGTTTGCATTGATCGGAAAAGACGATGCCAGCGACTACCCTGTCGTCTCGCTCGGCGGCGGCTATCTGGTGCTGAGCGGCAGCTATATGTTTGGGGCATCGCCGCCAAGTGCCGCGCCGTATGGCACGGTGTTTTTCATCGAGGAGTAAGGCATGGCGAGCTTTTATTGTACGCTGTCACCGGTCGACGGAGACGGGACACAGCTCAGCGTCTACGCACGGTTTACTGGCGGCGCGTCGGATTACACGTATAAGCGCTCAATCGACATCCGCATCACGGGCGTCGGGACGTTCTCATTCGATTCGAGCGAGGTCGGCGGTGGTACGAGCACCTTTGTCGGCACGATCACAGGGCTCACACCGGGCACGACATACGAGTGGATATGCAACATGTACTACTGGGGCGGATCGTGGATCGTCTCAGATTACAGCGATTCCGGCACAGCCACGACATACAGCGGCGGCGGCAGCGGAGGCAGTGCGAAGGCGGTCATCAACGTCGGGACGTATGCCTATCCGAACTGGAAGAGATACCGCGCGATCGTCAACATTGGGACGTATTACAACACAAATTGGCTATCGGTTCGACCGGTCAACAATTACGGGAGCTATTCGCAACCCGATTGGAGGTAAAGAGCATGAATGAAAAGATCAAGCAGGAAGCGGCGCACGCGATGCGCCTGATCGGCATTTTGAACGTCAACGGCGACGCGGTGGACGTGGTGGCGGCGGTGCGGCAGTCGCTTCGCAATATCGCGATGATCTGCGACGGCACGGAAGCGCCAGAGAAGAAAGAAAGCGAGGGCCCGGATGAGACTGCCTGAGATCACGGCATATACGAACCGGCGCGTGCAGCAAGAGAAATTCGGAGGCATCAACCACACGTTCGGTGCGGCGGGCGGCGAGCTCTACGACATGAAGAACCTGTCGGCGCGATACTTCCCGCTTCTTTCCCCCCGTGCGAGGCGCTATACCGTCCGCAAGGATATGGGGACGGCAAACGGCATTTTCAGTGCAGGAAAGCTCTACGAGGTATACGGAACGAAGCTCTACGTCAACGGCGAGGAGAAGTCGACGGTCGCAGACAGCGAAAAGACTTTCTGTGCACTGGGCGAGCGCGTGCTCATCTTCCCCGACAAGATCGTGTGTGAAAAGGACGGCACGATCAAGCCGATGGAGGCGAGCTACGCCGCGGCGGGGCTGAAATTCGGGAATGGTACGTATGCCGACGAAAAGGCGGCGGCAAACAGCATCACGACGACCGGCGCGGCGTTCCCATTCAACGTGGGCGACGCCGTGACGATCTCGGGCTGTACAAAGGAGACCTACAACAACCGCACGCCCATCATCCGAGAGATCAGCGAAGACAAAAAGACGCTGCGCTTTTATGAAAACACTTTCCGCCTGCCCGATGGGCAGGAAAGCATCACGGAGCCCGGAACAGTCACGCTCAAGCGCAGCGTTCCCGACATGGATTTTGTCTGCACGAACGAGAACCGCGTGTGGGGCTGCAAGGGCGACAGCATCTTTGCTTCAAAGCTCGGCGACCCGTACAACTGGAACGTGTTTGACGGACTATCCACGGATGCGTTCAGCGTGGAGAGCGGCACGGCGGGAGCATTCACGGCGTGCGTGAGCTACCTTGGTTACCCGTGCTTTTTCAAAGAAGACAAAATTTTCAAGATGTACGGCACGATTCCGACAAACTTCCAACTCATGTCAAGTGCTGTGCTCGGTGTGATGAAGGGAAACCACAAGAGCCTCGCCGTGGCGGGGGAAACGCTCTATTACCTCTCAAAGGTCGGCATCATGGCGTACAGCGGCGGCATGCCGCGCTGTATCTCCCGCACGCTGGGCGACGATGCGCGCCTCTCTGACGCGGTGGGAGGAAGCGACGGCCTCAACTACTACGTGAGCCTGAAAGAGGATGGCAAGGCGGCGCTGTACTGCTACAGCAGCGAAAACGGCGTGTGGCATAAGGAAGATACGCTTGCCGTGGTGCAAATGGCCTATTCGGGCGGTATCATGGCCTTAGTAGACGGTGGGTGCGTGCTGCTGGGGAATCCGGCAGATATCCCGACCGGCGCAACACGCGAGGGAGCCGTCAGCAGCGAGGCGGAGTTTGCCGACTACGACGGCGGATCGTTTGACGCGAAGCACGTGCAGCGTGTGCGGGCGCGGCTGGAATGCGAGAAGGGTGCAACGGTCGTGTTCCTTGTCAAGTTCGACGACGGCGCGTGGGAAGAGGTCGACCGCTGCGGGGCACAGGAGAAAGACGTTTTCACGCTCAACTGCCCGATCCGCCGCTGCGACCACTTTAGATTAAAAATCAAAGCCACAGGAGAATACCGGCTCTATGCGCTCGAGTACGAATACGTGACGGGCGGCAGAAAGTGAGGGGACAATGGCAGATAATTTCAAACACAAGAATACAGACCTGACGCTCATCAACGATTCTGGCGACCTTGATCTCATCCGGCAGTATACAGAGGCCTACAACAAGGCCTATGCCGAGGGAGACAAGGCGGGCCAGCAGGCGGCGCACGACGCAGCGGAGAAAATCCGCGCGAAGTACGACTATTCCGGCGGCGTGGACGGCAGCGAGTACATCAAACTCGGCACGGGCGCGAGCCCTGCAAAGGCTGACACGAGCTGGCTCGATAAGCTGGGCGACAGCAACTACAACTACGATCAGAGCGGGCAGATCAGCGCAAAGCTCGACGCGCTGCTGAACCGCACGCCGTTTTCCTATGATGCAGCGAGCGACCCGCTCTATCAGCAGTATCGCAAGCAGTACACGCGCGAGGCAGACCGCAGCGCTGAGGATGTGCTCGGCAAGGCGGCAGTGATGACGGGCGGGATGCCGTCCACGGCGGCGGTGGCAGCGAGCCAACAGGCGAGCGACTACCAGATGAGCCAGATGACGGACAAGATTCCCGAATTACAGCAGCTTGCCTATAGCATGTATCAGGACGGCTTGAATGCTGACCGCGCCGACCTGAATACGCTCATCGGCCTTGAGGACAACAACTACAACCGCTGGCTGGCTGACCGCAACTATCTTTACCAGCTTGCGCGCGATCAGGTGGGCGACCAGCAGGCGGCGGATGCGCTGGCGTATCAGAAGCAGCAGGACAAGCTCAACTATAACTACCAGAAGGAACGCGACGCCATCGAGGACGCACGCTATAATGCGGAATGGCAGTATAAATTGCAGCAGGCCGCGCAGCAGGCCGCGAGAAGAAATACCCGCGTCAGCACCACGCCTACGGGCGGCGGCGAGGCGGATTATGATGGCTTGTTCGCAGCGGCGCAGGCAAGCGGCTATCCCAAGAGCTTTATCTCCAACAACTATAAGAAGTACGGCTTTTCCTCTTCAAGCAGTTTGTATGACGATTATGAGAGCTGGCTCGAGGGGCAGGGCGGCGGCAGCGGAAGCGGCAGCAGCGGCAAGACACTGCCGCAGGGTCAGTTTATTGCTCTACTGAGCGGATTCAACACGTCGCTGAAAAACGGTGAAGGCGAGCGTATCCTTTCGACGCTCGACAAGGCATGGCCGCTGATGACGAGTGATCAGAAGGCAGAAATGCAGAAGCTGCTGACGCAGTACGGCTATTCCTACGAGGAGGGCTAAATGGGACGATTAGTAAAAGCGAATCCGGAAGTGGAAGCGAGCAAGGGCCAGACAACGGTTGTTGGAACCGGCACGCACGGCAGGCTTGTGAGAACGGGGGATGTGCAGCACACATCCCCTACGGGCAATGTGGTGCAGAAGAAGCCGACAGTGCAACCGAGCAAGGCGGCAACGATTCCCGCAAAGGCGAGCAGCCCCATGTTCCGCACGCGGCAGAATGTCGTGACGCCAAAAAATCAAAGCGCGCTTGCGCAGAATCTTGCGCAGGGGGCCTTACAGAAGAAGGACGCGAAGAACTACCAGAGCAAAGAAGCGTTCGAACAGCACGTGCAGGAGGTAAAAGCCCCCACGGTCGCGCAGCGCGTCGGCAACACCGTCAAGGGCGCGGCGAAAACCTATGGCGCGGGCTTTGTCAATCTCGGCGGCGTGGTGGCGCAGGGGCAGGGCGGCACAGCGATGTCACCGGTCTATCGCGCTCAGGCGGAGACGTTGGACCAGCAGATTGCGGCATTGGAAGCGACGCTGAGCGATCCGTCGATGACGGCGCAGGATATTGCCGACACGAAAGAGGCGATTGCCATCGCTCGCAGCGAGCGTGAGAAGTACGGCAAGATCATCGAGAGCGGGGAAAAGGCCGCAGTGGGAGCCTATGACATCGCTGACAGGCTGGCCGACAGCGGCGCAAAGGATATCAACAAGGCGAAAAGCGGGCTCGGCAAGGCCGGACAACTCGCCGTTGACGCGGGCGTCGCGGGTGCGCAGATGGGGATGGATATTGCCCTCACGCCTTTTATGGGCGGCAGCGCGCTCTTCCCGATGTTCATGCGCAGCGCGGGCGGAGGCGCGCAGCAGGCGCGCAGAGCGGGCGCAACGCATGAACAGCAGGTCAACTATGGCTTTGCGTCCGGCGCGCTGAGCGTGGCAACGGAGAAGATCGGCAACGCGGCAGGGCCGTTCAAGAAGATGTTTGGCAAAGGCTTCCTTGATGACGTCATCGAAAGAGCGACGCAGAATCTGACCCGCAGCGCGGCGGGAAAGATCGCATTGTCGTTTCTGGAAGAAGGCGGCGAGGAGGCCATCGAAGACCTCATTCAGCCTGCCTTGCAGATGATCTATAACGGCAAGACGCTTGGTGGGAGCTATAGCGAGCTGGAAGCATCGGAAATTCTGAACGACTTCCTCGTTGGCGGTATCCTCGGCGGGCTTGGCGGCGGCGTGGAGGCCATCGGCAACCGAGGTGGGCGCTATTATGACAGTCGTACCGAGCTGCCGAAGACGCAGACAGAGACGCGCAGCGACGCGGAGATTGTGAACGGTATTGCTGACCGGCTCTTTGCGCGCTACGACAGCATGATCGGTGAGAGCGGGCGAAAGGCGATTCGCGGCTCGTACCAGGATGGCAAGGACACGGCGCAGCACGTCGCGGACTTTTTGCCCGCCTACAACGCGGGAGTGGAGGGCAAGGCGAACCCGAACCCGACGAATGAGACGGCCTATGCAGGCTATATTGCAGGGCAGAACGACGCAAAGGCCGAGGCGCGCAAGAAGTCTTTTGCGCAGGAAAGCGAGCGCGGCAGCGGCCTTGTCTATGACGAATACGTTGCCCGCGAGATGAACAGCACGACGGCAGACGAGATCAACACCGTCGCAAAGGCGCTTGGCGTGCGCGTGCGCATGGCTGACGAGGTGCGCGGCGGCACGGCTAACGGCGTCATCGAGGGCAATGAGATCCGCATTGCAAAGGACGCGCAGGATCCCGTGATGCAGGTCGTCGGCCATGAGTGGACGCACAGGGTGCAGGATCTTGCACCCGAGCAGTACACGGCGTTCCGTAGCGCTATCATGGAAAACGGTGACGTTGCAGAGGCGGCGAAGATCCTGCACGAGCAGTACAACCGCATGGGCGTGGAGATCAGCATGGAGCAGGCGATGGACGAGGCCGCGGCGAACTACGCGGGCGAAATGATCGCCAATACGGACGTGCTGAACGAGTTCATCCGCAGGCACAGCGAAGACCGCACGCTACTTGAAAAGCTGCGCGACGCCATCCGTGAGATCGTGGGCAAGCTGACCGGTAAGGCGAAACAGCAGGCACAGACAGCAGAGGGGCTTTTACAGCAGGCATTTGAAGCGGCGGCGCAGAACAGCAAAAATGCCGCCACAGATGGCGGCGTGCGCTTTGACTTAAAGGGTAAGAACAAGGACGGCGTCGAGGTCTACGAAACCGGCGAGGATGTCAAGAAAATGTCCTACAAAGAGCGCATGGAAGCCTTTATGGATATCATGCGCAACGAATACGCGGGGCGCACGGCCAAGTTCAGCGACGGCAACAACACCTACTACGCGAAGTTTGATGAAGCAGACCTTCGCAAAAATGTGTACGGCGATAAAAAATCCTCTCAAAAGGGATGGAAGGCGAAAATCAATACCGGAGCGGATGGCAGCATCTTTGAGCTTGTAGAAAACGCGACCTACAACGGAGGTAAAGCCGAGCAGGGGAAGAAAACGCAGGCACATCAAAATCTGACCGGCTGGGAGTATTTCGTCAAGACCGTGCAGATCGATGGACAGGTGTATGACCTGCTGGCAAATGTAAGAAAAAAGCCGGACGGAGAATTTGTCTACTCCATCCAGCTTAATGAAAATAAAAATAAAGCATCGGCACCGCCCCTTCAGTACCGAAATGGTACAGCTAAAGCGAATAATCGCCCTGTTGGGGTGTCCACCAATGCTTCTGAAAGCAGTGTACTCCAAAACGGAGAGAATGTCAAGAAGCGTTATTCACTGAAAGAGTACACCGATGAAGAGAAGAAGCAGCACCGCAAGGACGCGGACGAGTATTTCGGGCATACCTACAAGTGGTCGGAGACCGGATACATCCTGACGAACGGTAAGAAACTCGACTTCTCCGGCAGGCACGAAGGAGGTCCCGGCGGATATCGCACTGTTGACCACCGTGACATTCGTGACGCGCTGGGCGATGACTACGGCGGCAGCGATTACAGCGGGAGCATGGTTCAGTTTATGAGCGAGGGCAATATCCGCATTTCGCCAGAAAGTGGCGGCATTAACCTCTCTGTTATGCCGACAAAGAACCAGCTTGATTCTCTTTCTGATTTTATCAGCCACAATCGCGGTGAGGTCATTCTTGACCTTGATACGCCTGACGGGCAGACGGTATCGAGCACGGAATACCCGCGTGGCACGCACGCAAACAAGGTGCTTGCGGACATCAAGGCCTATTTTGAGGACGGAACAACGCCGCAAGTATCGAGCCTTGCGCAGTTCCTATCTCTCAAGGGCACGGAGAACGCGCAGGAGATCGCGGCGCTCAAGCGTGAGAATGAGACCTTGCGTCAGCGCGTGAACTACTGGAAGGGACAAACGCGCCGCAGCGACGGCGTTCGCACCGACAGCAAGAGCGTGGAAAAGGTGGCGAAGGAGCTGACACGCCGCTACGGTGCGGAGATCGAGGGCAGCGAGATCGCGGGAGACCTTGCAAGCCTGTATGACTACATCGCGCGCGGCGGCGACGAGAGCGGCGAACTGACCTACACCGAGGCGAGAAGCCGCGCGGACGCCATCGCCCAGCGCATCGCAGAGAGCGCCATCGCAAAAGATGACGAGGTATACCGCGAGTATAGCGAGCTGCGCAAGTACCTGAAAGATACGAAGATCACGCTCTCCGCCGAGGACGCGGCGGCAATCACGGATTATGCCGACTTCCGACGCAGCCTCTTCGGCAAGGTGAACCTCGGCAAGGGCGAGCATACGAACGTCGATCAGGTCTATTCTGAGCTGGCGGAAAGCTACCCTGAGTTTTTTAGCGAGACGCGCGAGAACAACGTGAGCGACCAGATCGCGCGCATTGCGGACGTGGCAAATGAGCTGCACAACGTTAGCGAATATAACCCGTTTGAGGGCTATATGGGTCAGGCAGTCAGCGCCATTTCGAATGACGTCATGGAGCGATTCTTTGACCTGCCGCAGGCGAAGAAGACCTTCGCCGACGTGCAGGCGGAGAAGCTGGATGCGGCGAAAGCGGCAGGACGCAAAGCCGCGGCGGACGCAAAGCTCGCAGGACAGATGGCCCAGGGGCGCACAGACGCCGTAAAGCTGCGCCATACGCAGGAAGCCTTGCAGAAAGCTCGCGCGCAGCAGGCGGAGAATCTGGACGCGCTGAAAGACCGTTACCGTGAGAAGGACGCAACGCGCCGCGAGGGGCAGAAGCGCCGCGAGCTGCGCGCGAAGATCACGCGGCACGCAAAAGACCTGTCGAAGAAGCTGCTGCGCCCGACGGACACGAAGCACATCCCCGAGAATATGCGCTCGGCGGTGGCGGCAGTGCTGAACAGCATCAATCAGGAGAGCACCTACACCGTGGACGAAAGCGGCAAGCGCGTCTATGACGGCAGCGGCACGCCGACAAAGCGCACCGAGGCATTCCGCACATTGCAGAAGCAGTATCAAGGCATTCTTTCAGGGAAAGAGACAGACGGCGATGACATGGTCATCGACCCGTCGCTGCTTGGAACTGATGGCTCGGACGGCTTGCTTGGGCAGGTTATCGGGATGGAGAACAAGCGGCTCTCTGAGCTGACAAGGGAAGAGCTCGGGACGATGTGGAAGACCATCCGCGCGGTGGAGAAATCCGTCTCGACGGCGGGCAAGGTGCTCTCCAAGAGCAAATTCGAGACCACAAAGCAGATGGCGGATGCCTTCAAGACCGACGGGAGCACGCGGCGGAAAAAGCTCGGCAACAATACGACAATCAGCTTAGAAACGCCGTACACATTCTTTGCCCACTACGGCGAGACGGGCAAGAGCATCTACCGGATGTTGCGCAATGCACAGGATTCTCAGGAGATCATGGCGCGCGACATTGCCGAGAAGACGCGAAAAGTGCTTGGCGACGAGCTGGGCGAGGCGGGCTTCAAGGATATTGCTGGAAAGGCTATCCACGGCGACCTGAAAGGCGCACTGCGTGACGCGCGCGGCAGCGCCATCGGAAAGTGGGAGGCGGAGACGCACGACATCACCGTCGCCAACGGCGGCAAGCTGACACTGACGACGCCGCAGATCATGGAACTGTACCTTCTGAGCAAGCGCAAGCAGGCGCTTGGGCATCTGCTCGGCGGCGGCGTCATCCAGCCGGAGATCAAGAGCGCGGAGACCGGCAGGACGAAAGTGCCGCGCGGCACGCAGCAGGTCTTTTTGACTGATGGCGATATCGAGCGCATCACGGGCAAGTTAACGGACGAGCAGAAGCGCGTGGCGGACGGCTTGCAGGACTTGACGGCGACTACTCTTGCCAAGTACGGCAACGACGCGAGCATGCAGGCCTACGGCTACCGCAAATTCACCGAGAAAAACTACTGGCCCATCAAGTCGGCAAAGGAAGCACTGCACAGCAACCTCGAAAAGGACAGAGGCAATGTGCGCTCCATCAAGAATATCGGCATGGCGCAGCAGGTGACGCCGAACGCGAATAACGCCGTGGAGCTGCGCAGCGTGTTTGATACGTTCGCCGACCACGCATCTGACATGATCGATTACGCGGCATGGCTCGCACCGATGGAGGATGCAAACCGTTTCTTCAACTTCCAGTACCGCAACGACGCGGGAAATAAGACCGGCGTGAGCGTCAAGGGCTTACTCGACGAAAAGGGCGGCAATGGCGCGCAGCAGTATTGGCAAAAACTGATGGGCGACATTCAGAACGGCATCGGTGTTAAGGACTTTGAACCGGGCACGGACAAGATGGGAAAGTTCGTCGGCAAATTCAAGGGCGCATCGGTCGGCGCGAACATCCGCGTCGTCATCCAGCAGCCGACGGCATTCTTCCGCGCGGCAGCGGTGCTTGACCCGAAGGACATGGCAAAGGGCGTGGCCGGCGGCGTGACGAAGGGAAGCGGCTGGGAGAAAGCGCTTGAGCATTCTCCTATCGCAATGCGCAAGGACGTCGGCAGTTTTGATATCTCGTCGCCGTACACGCTGAAAGACCGCTTCTACGGTAAAGAGGGCGTGTCGAACAAGCTGAACGACCTCGCGGGGGCTGCGGCTGGCAAGGCGGACGCCGCGACGTGGGGGAAACTGTGGAACGCCTGCGAGTGGCAGGTGAAGCGTGAAAAGCCCGACGTCCGCGCGGGCAGCAACGAATTTTACAGCGCGGTCAACGATGTGTTCTCCGATATGATCGATCAGACGCAGGTCGTCGACGGAATCTTGCAGCGCAGCAACATCATGCGCGGCAAGAGCACGCTTTCACAGCAGGCGACAGCCTTTATGGGCGAGCCCATCATGAGCCTGAACGTGTTGCTTCGCAGCTATGACAACTTCCGATATGAGGAGAACCCGGCGAAGCGCAGCAAGGCCCTCAAGACGCTGGGCCGCGCGGCGACGGCGCTGGTCGTTACGAATGTGGTGAATGCGCTGGCACAGAGCATTGTCGACGGCCTGCGCGACGATGACCGCGACAAGGACTACGGGGAAAAATTCCTTTCGGCCTTTACGGGCGTGGAGGGAGACGAAAAGAACGCACTCGAGTTAATCGGCAACGTCGTGCTGAACGGCAACGTCGGCAGCAACATGAACCCCGTGGCGCAAATCCCATTCGCAAAGGACGTTCTCTCGCTTGCGCAGGGCTATGATGTGTCCCGCCCTGACATGGAGGTCTTCTCCGATCTAATCAACGCGGCGAGAGCCTTTGTTGACAGCGCAGGCGGCGACGGCAAGAAGACACGCAAGGAGGCCACGCTCACGCTGTTGGCTGCGGCGAGCAAGATGTTTGGTCTGCCGGTTGCCAACATCAAGCGCGACCTTATGGCGACGCTGCGCACCATCGCACAGGCGAGCGGCAGCCTCGGCTTCCAGTACGAGGTGGAGAAGTTCAGCTACAACCTTGCCAACAGCGGCAACAGGAGCCGGTTTATCGGTATCCTCTATGATGCACTGGAACAGGGCGATTACGCGACCTATGAGCACGTCCGCCGCGACCTGATGGAGCAGATGGGGATTGACGGCGAGAGCATCCAAAGCAGCCTTAAGACCCGCTACAACAAGAAGGCCGAGAGCGAGGCCAACTACTCGTTTCCGCAGAAGTCGCTTGACCTGCTGGGCATTCGCGGAAAGTACGCCTATAACAGCGGCGAGGACAAGGAGAAATTCAGCGCGGCGGACCTGAACGCGAGCTCGTTCAGCAAATATGAGACGCAGAAGGGCGAGACCTACCGCACGCAGGCTGATAAGGCAACGAGCAGCGGCGCGTTCTCCCGCCTTTCTGACGAGGGCAAAGACAAGGCGCTCGGCTACGTCGAGAGCTACGCAGAGGCGGTGGCGCTGAAAGAAAACTCTGGCGGGCAGTACGAGATCACGACCAAATGGATTCAGAATGCGCAGGAGGCACAGAAGCAGTACCGCATCGCCCCGGGCGTGTTCGCGGCCTGCAAGGCGGCGGCGAGCGAGTGCGAAATGCTGAAAGACAAGGACGGCGACAGCATCGACTATAGCAAGGGCTTGCAAATCATGGAAATGCTGTTCCGCTCGGGGCTTAACGAGCAGCAGCGCACGGCGATGTACGAATATCTGGACGTGCCGAAGAGCATTCGCCATTGGAACCGCGCGCGGGTAGACGAGCAGCTTGCAATCATGCGGAAGAAAGCGACGTAAAGAAAAAGAACCTGTCGGTGGTCCGACAGGTTCTTTTTCCCCGTGGTGAATTTGCGGAGGCGGCATGATAGGCTCAATAGAGAACACCATAAAAATAAGGGGGCGTGAAAAATGGACAATGCAAAGCACTACGATGACGCGGCGATCGCGTTGATCGAAAGCCGATGCAAGAGCAATACGCATCGAATCAACGAGCTGCAGGAGCACCAAACGGCGCTTGACAGGCTGGCGACTTCGGTGGAAGTGCTGGCGACCAAGCAGGAGACCGTCGAGGGCGATGTCAAGGAGATCAAAGAGGACGTAAAGGCCATCACGGGCAAGGCGGGGAAGCGCTGGGACAGTCTGGTCGACAAGGCTCTCGCGGCGCTGGCGGGCGCGTTTATCGCGTGGCTGCTGTCGGGGGTGGCCCTATGAAGAAGCTGAGAAAGCGGGACAAGTACGTCATCGCGGCAGTGCTCAACCTCTGCTGGTACTGCATTGCGGTGCTCGTATTGACCGCGCATGACAAGGTAGTGCCGGACAGCCTGACCGTTGCGTGGTTCACCGCGTGGACGGCTGAACTGGCGTTGCTGGCGGGAATCAAAATCAAAGGAAAGGACGAATGAACCATGAATGAAAAAATCATCAAGCGTATCGCAAACCTGATGAGCGTCAAGAGCCTCGTGACGCTGGTACTGACGGGCGTATTCGCGTACATGGCCGTCACGGGCAACATCTCGCAGGACTTTATGACGATCTACGCGGTCATCATCGCGTTCTACTTCGGCACGCAGAGCCAGAAGGCACAGGACGTGATCGACAAGGGGGCGTAAGGCATGGCGAGAGCAGAAGACATCCTTGCCATCGCGCGCAAGGAGATCGGCACGGTGGAGCAGCCGGGAAACCGCCAGAAGTACGGCAAGGCATACGGCATGGACGGCGTGTACTGGTGTATGCAGTTCGTGTGGTGGTGCTTCCAGCAGGCGGATAAGCGGCTCTTCTACGGCGGCGGGAAGACCGCGAGCTGCGGCGAGCTGATGAACTATGCCAAGTCTCACGGCCAGTGGGTCACGTCCGGCTATCAGCCGGGCGACGTGCTCATCTATGACTTTCCCAACACGAAGGTCAAGACCGACCATACGGGCATCTGCGAGAGCGTAAGCGGTCAGTATGTAACAGCTATTGAGGGCAATACATCGAGCGGCACGGCGGGCAGTCAGGCCAACGGCGACGGCGTATACCGCAAGAAGCGGGCAAAATCGCTCGTGCTGGGCGCATACCGCCCGAAGTATGAGGCAAGCTACCGCGAGGTGCTCAAGAAGCGCTCCGGTCTGGCTGATGCGACGATGGACTACCTCGCCGCTTACAAATACGGCGACGATCTCATCAGGAAACTTGCAACAATGAAGTAAACCGGAGTTGGAGCGGTCGAAAAAGTAAGGAAGGAGCGGGCGGCGAAAGCCCACGCGCAAGCGCCTCTGCAAGCCCTACACGGGCATGAACAGTCAGCACAGGTCAATCCGCGCGCAATTATCCTCTATGGCCCCCAAACGGGCCGTGGCGTATATCTTATCCTTCGAACTGCCGCAGGACGAGGCGTACTGCCTTATTGAATGCGATGTGCGCGGGAAGAGCCGCGTCGAAGTCGCGGAGACACTGCACGTCTCACCGGAGTACGTGAAGACGCGGCGACGCCGGGCATACAGCAAAATCGCGGACGGCATCAAAGACACATAAAGAAGAGACCCTACAAAGACCTTTTTCAGGCTCTTTGCGGGGCCTCTTTTTCGTTATCATTGAGACAACAAAAGGAGGTGCGCGCATGGGATATTTCGGCAACCCTTATCAGATGGGGTATAACCCCTATTCAGGATATGCCCCTGCAAGCCCACAGAACGGCGCAGGAGCGATGCAAGGCTTTGCGGGTCAAATTACCCGCGTGAACGGAGAAAACGGCGTGGACGCGCTCAGGATGGCACCGCGCAGTGAACTGATCGCGATGGACATCTCGCGGTCGGATGTGCTGATTGGCTGGTACGTCAAAACGGACGACGCGGGGTACAAGTCGAAAACGCCGTATCTGATGACGCCTTACGAGCCAAAGCCAACGCAGAGCACAGCAAGCCTCACGAGTATAGAAGAACGCCTGACCAGATTGGAGGGAATCGTCAATGAACAATCCGTTGCTGGAAAGCCTGATGGGAAGCCAAAGGGCGGCAAGACCGAATAATCCCCTTGCGATGATCGGCGAATTCCGCAAATTCGCTGCAGGCATGACGCCCCAGAAAGCGCAGCAGGAGATTGAACGCCTTTTGCAGTCCGGGCAGATGTCTCAGGCTCAGTTCCAGCAGCTCCAGGAACAGGCAAAGGAGTTTATGCAATTTCTGAAATAAGCCGGTGCGCAACGGTTTATTTATAAAATTCTTTCAGGAAGGAGTTTTGACACATGGATAGTGGTATGTCTCTCAGCGATATCGCCGCGGTCACCCGCGGTGCGAGCGATGAGAACGGCTGGGGCTCCGGTTGGTTCCTCATTGTCGTGCTTTTCCTCTTCATGTTTGGCTTTGGCGGCAACGGATGGAACCGCCAGGGCGAGTTTGGCCAGTATGCTACTGCTGCGTCTCAGCAGGAGATTCTTTTCGGCCAGCAGTTTGGCCAGCTGAACGACCGCCTGACCAACATCGGCAACGGCATCTGCAATCTCGGCTACGAGATGCAGGGCGGCATCGGTCAGCTGGGCAAGGAAGTCGCGCTCGCGCAGAACGGCACGAACATGACCATCATGCAGACCGGCAACGACATCCAGCGCCAGATGGCAGACTGTTGCTGCACCACGCAGCGCGGCCTTGATGCCATCAACGCCAACATCGACGCTAAATTCGCAGCGCTCGAAAAGAGCCAGCTCGAAGGCCGCATCGCACAGCTTGAGCAGGCCAACAACCAGCTCTATCTGCGCGAGCAGATGTGCGGTGTCGTGCGCTATCCCAGCGGCTATACCTACAGCGCGGGCAACTCCCCGTTCTGTGGCTGCGGCTGCGGCAACGGCAACATCTGACGCCCTATTTCGGCGAGGCAAGCGGGGCGGCAACAGCTGCTCCGCTTTTTAATTTTTTAGGAGGGCAAAAATATGAGTAAGTCTGCAATTTACACGACCAACGTCAGCAATCCCACCGTTGCGGTCGGCGGCATCGTGCCGGTCGGCAGCACGACGCGCCGCTATGGCTGCAACATCCGCCAGGACGGCAACGCGATTACGCTGTGTGGGCAGGGCTATTACCTTGTCAATGTCAGCGCGACGGTCGCGCCCACGGCTGCCGGTACGGTCAGCCTGACTGCGCAGAAGGATGGCGTCGCCATCATCGGTGCGACGGCAGCTCAGACGGTCGCGGCGAACGGCGTGGCAAACCTCAATATTACGGCTATCGTGCGTAACGCCTGCGGCTGTGACGGCTCCCTGCTGTCGCTGGTTCTTGACGGCGTGGCATCGGTCGTCAATAACCTTGCGGTCACGGTCGAAAAACTGTGAGGTGCGCCATGAAGCTCATCGAAAAACTGTCGGCGATGGTCGACGAAGAGATCGAGGACGCGAAGAAGTACGCGAAATGCGCCCTCGAGTACAAGGATGAATGTCCCGCTCTTGCGAAGACGTTTTACGAGCTTTCCAGCGAAGAGATGCATCACATGACGATGCTCCACGCCGAGATCGCTGGCGTCATCCAGAAGTACCGGCAGGAGCACGGCGAGCCGCCCGAGGGCATGAAGTGCCTCTACGACTATCTGCACAGGAAGCAGATCGATAAAGCGGCGGAAGTGAAACGCTTGCAGGACATGTTCCGGGAGTAGACCTGTTAGGGATTTGTTAGCAACCGCGAAGGAATGAAGCGGAATATTGAAACATTTAATCCTGTGTTGTTACATTTATTCCGCTTTATTCCGTGTTATTGTAACATAATTCCGCAAATCGCGCGTTCGTAGCTATTTCACACGCAGGAGGTCACTGGTTCGAGTCCAGCAGTCTCCACCAAAAAAAGCCTTGAAACTCAACGGTTTCAAGGCTTTTTCTTTTTACCCGATTCCGGTTTTGTTAGTAACGTGCCTGTAACAGCCGCTACGATCGTATCGGGGTCAATATGGGTGTAAATGTTTGCAGTAGTAGAATAATCTGCATGGCCGAGAACTTTTTGAAGGATTTCCGGTGGAAGGCCTTCCTTTACCGCGCGCGTGGCGTAAGTGTGGCGTGTGGCATGGGGGGTCTTTTTTTCTATCCCGAGGCGGGACAGCAAGGGGTAATAATCGCGCTTTCGGTAATTTTCGGGGGAATGCTGGCCCTCATAGCCGGAGAGCAACAGTGGCCCAGTCGCTTTGGATGCGAAATACGCAAAGTAAGGCTTTCCCTCGCCCCGAATCGGAATTACACGGTTCCGCCCGGCTTCCGTTTTCTCACCGCCAATCACGTAGGTCTCGTGATAAGATGCGACGGGCAGGGAAAATAGCTCACCGATGCGCATGCCGGTCGATAGAAGCATGAGCACGATCTTCGCTGCGTCGCTGCCGTTGGATTCCAGCTTTTCAATATCGCCATCAGTGAAAATCTCCTTTTCCTTTTTCACGTTTTCGGGAAGTTTGATGTAATGCGCAAAATTTGTCACGCAAATCTCTTCCCGCATGGCCCAGTTTGACATTTGTGTCGCGAGCTGCTTGTATTTCGAAACGGTGGAGTGGGACTTGCTCATATGCTGGTCAATAACTGCCTGGAAATCCGCTGCGCGCAGATCGCGGAATTTCTTGTTGTGCAGCGGGGCAAAGACATCAAATGCGCGGTCATAAGATTCCACCCCGCTTGAGCCGATCTCGCGGTAGTGCTCCGCTTTCCACGCATCGAACACCTCGGAAAAGGTCATATTGTATCGCTCGTCCAGCGGCTTGCCGGAGAGCCGTTCCAGCGCTTCCAGCGCGTCAGACTTCTTCGGGTAGTATCCTATGATGACCCGATTCTTTGCAGCGACCCACGGGCGCGATCTGCGCCCTGATAGCTTATATACCGTGCCGGTTCCGTTGGCGCGCTTGAGCGCCTTGCGCTTTTCCGGCACTTGCTTTTTGCCGCACATAGGACAAAACAGCGCACCTTCCGGCAGCGCTGCTTTACATTTGATGCAATTCGCCATGTCAGCCCCTCCAAAATCCATAGTCGGCGCAGTGCATATCGATATACAAGCCCCATGCAGCCAGTAACACCACCATGATAAACAGAATTAAAACCACGCCGTTACGGATACGCACTCCACGCCGCATGATCTCGATCGTGTCTGCCTTTGCGTCCACGTGGCGTTCCAGCTCATCGTTGCGCGCTTGCAAGGTTTCCTCGGTTGGCGTCAAATGTTCGGAAATTCCGAATATTTCGTCGAGGGATATGCCGAGCACCTTGCAGATCGGCGCGACGGTGTAAATGGACGGAGCTTTCGACATTTTGGAAAAGAAGTTCTGGACGGTGGACAGCGGCACGCCGGAAGCGTCGGAAATATCGTGGTAGGTCAGTTTCAGTTCTTCTTTACGGATTCTACACAGCTCTTGAATGTTCATTTACATCACCTTAACTTTTCCGGTTTCCGCCTGTTTGGGGTGCCAAAAGTGGGCCTGTCGAATGCGGTCGAATGCCGTCGTGTTGCAAGGTCTTGGTATTGAAGTGGTAAGGTAAAGCGCGATATGGTCAAAACAAGCAGCGGCGACCGCTCCCCGCTGCTGCCGAAAAGCCCTCGCCGGTGTTGCAGAGGCGGCGAGGGCTTTTACTTAAATATCCGGGAAAGAATCTTTTGGCACTATATCAGTGCTCATATTCCCGTTGGATACTTTATAGAGAGTAAGCGTCCAACCGTAAACCATCTCGTCATCTGCGGTAAATTCAAACATTTCGTTGCATTTGAAGTACTCGGTGTTTTCACCAAACTTATATTCTTTCCCGTACCAGTCCGAACCATACGCATAATAGATTTCGTATGTCCCGAGAGGAACATCTACTTCGGCACTTTTTGCCGACACGAGGAAAGACATCGCTCCGTTAGATATTGCCTCTCTGTCGATTGGGTTTAGCACGATATAGAAATTTGAGCCGCCGGCGGTTTGTACTGTCAAAGGTGCGACCTGATCGCCAGACGGATATGTGACAATCTGTCCGTTTTGAATGGGCACAGGCTGCAATGGAACGAGCCTGCCGCCCCCGCCGCCAGTTGTTTCAGTTGTTGACTTTATTGGTGGGGTGTCATTCATGTCAGATTCTTTCAAAGGGACATCTTTTTCGATTGAAATCCAGATGACCCCGCAGATGACGAGCGCGAAGCACAATGGTTTCAATGCTGCCAGCAGAAGATCAACTTCCGGAGAGCGCCGCTTCCTATTTGGCTGCTTCTGCCTGTTTCGCTTGGCTTCGTTTTCTAAAACCATTTGACGATAGACGCGGTATTGCTCGACGGTCATTCCCATCATGAACGCGTCGTATTCTTCTTGCGTCATTTGAGTTAGGCCGGGAGATTCGTCAAATTCATCAACTGTTGGTTCAACGGGATAATCATGGATATCGCGTGAGGCGGATTCCGGCTCAACCTGCGTCGAGGTTTCTGATACCGCCTCATCAGGGGCAGGCTGCTTTGACTTAGAGGACACCGCCTTAATGACTTTCTTTACTTTGCGGTGCTGGTAGTGCGCTTGCTTTTCAAAGTAATTCGGGTCGGTATACAATCCCATGCACAAGACCTCCTAAAACCATTCCGCCGTGGTGAAATGAACCTCGGCGCGGTATATGATAAGTGAAACTATTTACATACGGAGGATACATAGATGAAAGACATCGACAGCGAAATCTTACAGGCGTTCCGCGATCTCAGCGATGAACAGAAACGTATCATTCTTGATTCTTTAGCGCCTGCAACTGTGCCAGCAGCATCTTCTTTTGATCGTCCGTAAGTGTGCGGACATATTCCATTAACTGAGATTCCATCGGGGAAAGGCCGACGTCCTTCGGGGCGGCGGCTTCTTTTTCTGCGCAGTCGTCCCCTATTAGATCGGCAACAGTCACGTGGAAATAGTTTGCCAATTTTTCCCGAGTAGTATCATTTGGCATTTTCCCTTTTTTCCATCCGGTCGCAGCAGCATTTGAAAGGCCGATTGCTTTGGCTACACCTGATGGGTTCAGACCGTTTTTAGTGCAGAGGGATACGAAATTTTTGTAAAAAGTAGTTAATTCCATAGGACGTTTTTGAACAGATCGACGAAGATAGAAAAGTTAACAATTTTGCCTTGACTTCTAACTATTCTAACCGTATAATTTGGACGTGGAGTTGAAAAAGGGAACATAAAACCAGACCCCGACGATTCATTCGTCCGTGTCAAGCTCTTATGTGGTTCGGCTATCTGCATAATAGCACGGTTAGTTAACTTATGCAACCCCAAATTTGACTGCGGCAGGAAAAGGAAGCCGCCCCGATGCGTGAGCATCAAGGCGGCTGCGGGGCAAAAATGTGCGAGTAGCTTCATCTTTTCTCCTGTTAGCTGACCTACTTTCGCCGGTTAGCTAAGGCGATGGCGGCAAGAGAACGAACGTCCTTGTCCTCGTGATGCATCAACTTGCCAGCAAGCGACGCGAGCTCGGACGAAGTATGTGCTGCGTTTCTCATGCGATCACCCCCTTTTATGGAGATAACCCCGCGAAAGCAGTATAGCAAACTTCCCTGCCGCAGTCAACAAAATTAACAGAATGAAAAGGGAGGAATGGCTTTGCTTGAAGCATGGACTGGCCGTGCAGTCGGAAAGATGCACACCAACCGCATTTCGTTTGAAGAAGTCGCGGCTGAGATGGGCGTGACAAGAGCCTATATCAGCATGATCTTGAACGGAAGGCGCAAGCCGCCCGATGCGCGAAAGCGAGTGGAGGGCGCAATCGACGCGATCATTGAACGGCGCGCCGAGGATAAGGAGGACGCATGAACGAGCTAATCAAGATCACTTACAACAATGACCGCCCTGCGGTCTCTGCGCGAGACCTGCACGACTTTCTCGAAGTGAAGACGGCTTATAAAGACTGGTTCCCGAGAATGTGCGAGTACGGGTTCACCGAGGGCGAAGACTTCTGCTCATTTTTGAGCGAAAGTACCGGGGGGCGCCCTGCACAGGACGCGGTTCTCACCATCGACATGGCGAAAGAGCTTTGCATGATCCAGCGCAATGAAAAGGGCAAGCAGGCCCGCCAGTATTTTCTTCAAATCGAAAAGGACTGGAACAGCCCGGAGAAAGTCATGGCTCGCGCGCTGCAAATCGCAGGGGACAAGCTCAAGCGGCTTGAAAGCAAGGTCGAGGCCGACGCGCCGAAGGTGCTTTTTGCCGATGCGGTCAGCGCAAGCAAGACTTCGATCCTCGTCGGCGAGCTGGCGAAGCTGCTGAAACAAAACGGCGTTGACATCGGGCAGCACCGACTGTTCCGTTGGATGCGCGAAAACGGCTATCTGATTCGCCGGAACGGCACGGACTTCAATATGCCAACGCAGAAGTCAATGGACTTGGGGCTTTTCACCGTTAAGGAAACAGCGATCACACATTCCGATGGCACGGTGACGGTGAGCAAGACAACGAAAGTCACCGGCAAAGGACAGCAGTATTTCATTCAGAAGTTTCTTGGAGAGGAAGGAGCACGCAAATGAGCATAAATGATTTTGCCGGTAAAGTCGATTCCATAGGGTGCGATCTTTCTGGTGTGATCGACACACTGTCCCTCTGCATCGCAGGGGCACTCCAAGAAGGAGAACTCTCTGAGACCGGAGACTGCCGGTTTTACGGGGCACTGATTCAGATTGAAATGGCGTTACGGCGCGTGGAAGAGGAATTGAGCTGTGAAGTTCAAGCGGCATTGGACAGCAAGGAGGAACGCACATGAAGACGATCCAGACAATGGACTTGAACGAGTGCGCGGCGTATCTGAGAGAACACGGGCTGAGCATTTCGAACGAATCGCTGGCAGCCGGACTTGAGCAGCGCGTTTACCCCTTCGGCGTGTGCATCTGCGGCGGCAAGCGCAGAATCTTCCAAATCTACACTCGCCTTGTGAACGAGTGGATCGCGGAACGCGAGGTGGAGGCATGATCGACACGTTGTTTTTCGGCGGCATCGCCGCTGCGGTGATCGCGCTGAACGGCTGTGACTTTGCAACCTCCCTCGCCGTCATCGGCGCATGCGCGGTGTGCAAGGCGCTGTATGAGCTGCTGCCGTATATCGACAGGGGGTGCAGACGATGAGACGGCACGACAAGCGCACGAGAGAGCAGCGCAAGGCGGATGAGGCGATGCTTTTTGCCGGTATCTGCCTGCTGCTGGCGGCGGTGCTCATCGCGGTCTCGGCGATGATGTGATGTACCGCTGCGAATGGTGCGGGCTGACCTTTGACGAGCCCGACGTCTTGCGCAGGCGCGAGAACCTTGACGGTGAGCGCGGCGTGGAGACGCAAACGATACTATGCTGCCCCTTCTGCGGGGTGGAAGACATCGAGGTAACAAAAGATGAAGATGCAGAAGATATCGACGCTCGGGATGAGCCGCGAAGACTGGCTTGAAGAGCGCAAGAAGAGCCTCGGCGGCAGCGACATGGGCGCCGTGCTGGGGCTAAACCGCTACCGTTCGCCTTATACGGTATGGGCGGAGAAGACCGGCAGGATCGGCGAAGAGCCGGAAAACGAGGCGATGCGCGTCGGGCGCGACCTTGAGCCGTATGTGGCAAGCCGCTTTGAAGAGGCGAGCCGCAAGAGCGTGCGCCGCATGAATTACCTGCTGCGCCGCGAGGACTGCCCTCATCTGCACGCTAACATCGACCGGCAGATCCTTGGCGAAAGCTCCGGGCTTGAGTGCAAGACGGCAAGCGCGCTGAATCTCAAGCGCTATGAGGGTGGGGATTTCCCCGAGAGCTACTATGCGCAGTGCGTGACGTATCTCGCCGTAACGGGCTGGGAACGCTGGTTCTTGGCGGCGCTGGTGCTGGGCAAGGGCTTTTATTGCTACCAGATCACGACCGTCCCCGATGACTATGTTCCCGGATGGTGCGAGAGCAGCGTGTATGTCAGCCCCGACGAGATTGCAGCGTTGAAACGCTGCGCCGCGGACTTCTGGCACGACTACGTGGAGGCTGACAGCCCGCCGCCGATGGACGGTGATGCGAGCACGACCGAGGCGCTTGAGACCATCTACGAGGGAGGCGGCGGTGAAGTTGAGCTGTTCGGGCGCGAGAGGCTTGTCGAGCAGTACCAGTACTTGATGAGCCGCAAGAAAGCCATCGAGAAGGGCGCGGACGCCATCAAGCAGCAGCTCATGAACGACCTTGGTGACAATGAGCGCGGATACTGCGGGCGCTTCACGGTCGACTGGAAGGGGCAGAGCCGCCAGACGTTCGACGCGAGGGCGTTTGCAAAGGATCACCCCGAAATGGATCTGAGCGGCTACTACAAAACGACAAATTTCCGCAAATTTGCGGTGAAGGAGGACAAAGAAAGATGAAGGAAGGATTGATTCAGAACGCGCAGGCGATGCAAAAAGCACCGCAGCAGAAGCAGGTATCCGTCATGGCGTTGTTGAACGATCTGCTTGACCGCGACGGCATGCGCAAGCGCTTTGACGAGTTGCTTGGCAAGCGCGCGCCGCAGTTTATTTCGTCCATCGTTTCGATGGTCAATGCAGACAAGAATTTGCAGCAAGCCTTTTATGAATCCCCGATGACGGTCATTCAGTCCGCGTTGAAAGCGGCGATGTTTGATCTCCCCATCGACCCGAGTTTGGGCTATGCTTTCATTGCGCCATTCAAGAACTACAAGAAGGATATTGGCGCAAAAAAGATGGAAGCGACATTCATTCTCGGCTGGAAAGGTATGCACCAGCTTGCACTTCGCACGGGTGCATATAAGACCATAAACGTCGTGGACGTGCGTGAGGGCGAATTGAAGAGTTACAACCGTCTGACCGAAGAGGTTGACATTGATTTCGTGGAGGACGAGGACGCGCGCGAGGCACTTCCTGTCATCGGATACGTCGGGTATTACCGTCTTATCAATGGGGCCGAAAAGACAGTTTACATGAGCGTCAAGGCCATCACCGCACATGAAAAGAAATTCCGAAAAGGTGAATATCAGGGCAAGGGCTGGCGCGATGATTGGGACGCTATGGCGCGCAAGACTGTCTACCGCGTTTTGATTGGAAAATGGGGTGTTATGTCCATCGACTACCAGACGCGCGGCGCGGGAAAACAACTCGCCGACGTGATCGCCGCAGATGCGCAGGAAGAGGAAACAATTGACGCCAACTACACCGTGGATGAGACGACCGGCGAGGTCATCGAAAGCGACGGTGACGCACAGTGAGCATGAATCGCGTGTGCCTGATGGGACGCATCGGGCGTGACTTGGAGCTGAAAAAGACGAACAGCGGCGTATCCGTTGTGTCGTTCCCTCTTGCCGTTGACCGCAACGGCAAGGAGGGCGGCACAGACTGGATCGACATTGTCGCATGGCGCGGCACGGCAGAAGTGCTCTGCAACTACGCTGATAAAGGTCGCATGATCGGCGTCGAAGGGCGCTTGCAGATGCGCGACTGGACGGACAAGAACGGCAACAAGCGCAGGAGCTACGAGGTGCAGGCTGACAGCGTGTATTTCGCAGACAACAGGCGCTCGGAGGGGAATGATACCACCGCGCCGCAATACGCCGCAGAGAGCGCCGCAGGCGGCTTTGCAGAGGTCAGCGAGGACGACGGCGAGCTGCCGTTTTAAGGCGGTGAGCAGATGCCGAATAGAATCATCAAAGAGAGTTTATGCTCAAGCGAAAAAATAGCATCGCTTTCGGATTTCGAGTTTCGGCTATGGGTTGGACTGATTACGCAAGTAGATGATGCGGGGCGCGGAGATGCCCGCCCAGCGATTATAAAAGGACGAGTTTTCCCGTTCAGGGAAAGGCTATCCATCAAAGACATCGATGCTGCGCTCCAAGCTTTGGCGGCAAAAGGCTGCGTTTCCCTCTATACGGTAGACGGGAAGCCCTACTTTTTGTTCCCCGGGTGGGTCAAGCATCAACGTGTCAGAGATTGCAAGCCGAAATATCCTGAACCGCCAGAAAATATCAATCTGCCGCAATCTGCGGCGAGTTGCGGCGAGTTGCCGCAATCTGCGGCCTTAATCCAATCCGAATCCAATCCGAATCCAGAATCCAATCCGAAAGAATATTGCGCTGAGCCGCAAGCGGCTGACGCGCCGCCGGTGATTTCTTTGCCGCTGAATGACGGAACGTTCTATGACGTGTCGGAGAACGACAGGGCCAAATGGTCGCAGCTCTATCCGAACGTTGACGTTCTGCAACAGCTCAGAAACATGGCGGGATGGTGCGACGCGAACCCTACCAAGCGAAAGACACGCGGAGGGATTAAACGTTTCATCACCGCTTGGCTTGCCAGAGAGCAGGACAAGGGCGGCAAAGCACCGCAGAATAAGCCGTTTGTCTACGACTACGGCAACACGGAGGGAAGCCTATGAACGTTGACGCATTGATCGACAGCATCGCGAAAAAGGCCGAGCCTGTGCGTGATCTGGTCGACTACGAGAAAGACGGGCTGCTGTACTGCGGCCATTGTAACACGCCGAAGCAGTGCCGCATCCCCATCGGCGGGAATGTCCGCCTTGTCGGGTGCCAGTGTGCTTGCGCGGCGCGAGAGTACGAGGCCGAGAAAAAAGCTCGCGCTGACCGTGAGAAGCGACTACGCATCGAAACGCTGCGTGCTGACGGAATCCGCGACAAGAGCCTGACGGCGTGCCGGTTCGACAAGGCGACGATGAGTGACGAGATCGTCAAATGCAAACGCTATGCCGACGCATGGGACGATATGCGGCGCGAGAACAATGGGCTTCTGCTGTGGGGCAACACCGGCAACGGGAAGACCTTCGCGGCGGCGTGTATCGCCAACGAGCTGATTGACCGCGGGATCCCGGCGATGATTACGAGCTTCCCGCGAATCCTCAACGCGGGATACGACAAGAAAGAAATCGTCGAGCAGGTGCACTATTACCCGCTGATGGTGATCGATGATCTCGGCGCAGAGCGCAGCAGTGAGTACGCAATGGAGACGGTTTACACGGTCATTGACGAGCGATACAAGGCCAAGAAGCCGCTGATCGTCACCACAAACCTGACGCTTGACGAGCTGTGCAGGCCGAAAGACATGGCCTATCAGCGCATCTATGACCGCATCCTCGAGATGTGCACGCCACTGGTATTCAAGGGCGATAGCATGAGACGCGACAAGGCAAATCAGCGCATGAGGCACGTCAAATCGGTGTTGGCAGGCGGTGCGCCGTGAGCGGGTATCGCGGGGGCATTTTCAAGTGCCCGTTTTACTCGCGGGACTACCGCGACTATCTCAACTGCGAGGGCGCACAAGTCAAGCTACCAAAAGAAGAGCTGGACGAATATACGCGGCGCTACTGCGCCAACGAAGAATGGCGGCGCTGCCCGATCGCTCGGGCGCTGACGCTGCACTACGAAAGGACGGAGAACCGATGAGCGAAAGAAACAGAGACAAGGTAAAACGGCTTGAGCACGAGCTCGGAAGATATCAGAAAAAAGTCGGCGAGCTGATGAAAGCAAATGCGAAGCTGCGCGAGGATATGAAGGGACTGAACCAGCTGCGCATGGCGTTCGATGCTTGGATTATCCAGATCGCGCTTTCCTACGGCGAGGCAGTGAAGGACCCCGACACGGGAGAAGATATCCCACGCATGAAGGCGCTCCACCTCGAAAGGCCGAAGGTGAACCCGCTGCTTGGGCAATACGAGATTCACCAGCGCGTCGATGAGAAGAACGTGATGCATATTGCGGTCGGCCTGCGGGATGATCCGTGCGATCACAATGGCGCAAAGGAGGCAGAGGAATGAGACTGGCTATCATGGACACCAACGCGTTCAACACGATTATCGCCGCCGTAAAGGGCGCGGTATCAGCGAGCATCAGTAGGCCGATGTACAAGAATATCCGGCTGGAATTTCGCAAGAAGAACAAGGCAGTTACGGCTATCGCCACAGACGGCGTCCGGCTTTTCGTGGAGCACGCGACCTGCTGCGAGGTCGAAGAGGATTTCGATTGCTACATCAAGCCGAGTATCCGCCTGCCACGCGGCAACTCCATGCGCTTGGAGCTGAAAGAACGGGACAAGACGGAAAGCGTGGTTGAGATCGAATGTCTCGGCTGCATCTTCGGTTTTGTTCAGCCGGTTGGAGCGTTTCTGGATTGGGAAAAAGTCCTGCCCAATGAACCGACATTCCGTATCGGCGTGAATGCCGAGTATCTTCTCTCGACGTTGCAGGCGGCAAAGGCCAGCGTCGGCGGTGCCTTCAAGCAGCCTGCTATTCTGGAATTCCGTGGGCCACTTGGGCCCATTACGATCAAGACCAACCACGAGGACGTCAAAATGGTCCTGCCAGTGCGAATCAGGGAGGCCGACGATGGCGCTGACATCAGCTGACCTCGCGAGGCTGGGGCCGCAGGCGCAGAAGCAGGTGCTTGACAAACTGGTGGGCGAACAGAAGTCGAAGAAAAGCAAGTACGGCAACCGCAAGGTTGTGCGCGACGGCATCAAGTTTGATTCCGAGCGCGAGGCGGCGCGGTTCGGCGAGCTGAAAGTGCTGCGCGCGATGGGCAAGATTCGCGATTTACGGTTGCAAGCGAATTTTACGCTCGTTGAGGGATACACGACCATCGAGGGCGAGAGAATCAAGCCGATGGTCTACCGCGCGGATTTTGTTTACGAGCGAGCAACTGGGCCGGACTGCAACGGCACGGTGCATTGGCTGCGCGAGGTCGAGGACGCAAAGGGCGTGAAAACGAAAGACTATCTGCTGAAAAAGAAACTGATGCAGGACAAGTACGGCATCACGATCCGCGAGGTGTGAGATGAGCTTTGAGCACTGCCACAGCTGCCTGCCACCCGTGCGCTATCCCGGCTGCCAGGACCATTGCCCGCATTATGCGGAGGATATTGCGAAGGTCCGGGCGGCGAAGGCCGAAGAGAAGCGGCAGACGCAGGCAAAAGACGATTATTTGGGAGCGCGCCAGTTCAAAACGCGGCGTGGCCAAAAGCTGAGAAAATAAAGGGAGCGAAAAGATGAATGCAAAAGACACTGCGGAGCGGATCCGCAACCTTAGAAAAGCAAGGGGCATGAGCCAATCACAGTTTGCCGCCATGTGTGGCCTTGTGCAGGGGCAGCTTGCGAATTATGAGTATGGGCGCATTATGCCGACCATCCCGTTGTGCGAGCGCATCTGTGAGGCCGTGGGCATCCGTGTGACGGACTTCCTGAGCGAGGATAAAGCGCCGAAGGGGCCTATCCCGACCGAGCAGCGCATCGGCGAGCGCGTCAAGGCGTGGCGGCAGATGCGCGGGCTGAATCAGGAGGCCCTCGCAGAAAGGGCTGGAATAGCGGACAGCACGATCTCCTGCATTGAGCGAGGCGGACGATACGGCGCGGTATCGACGTATCTTTACATCGCCGAAGCACTGAACGTCCCGATTGAAACGCTGTTAGGGGGCGAGTGATATGAGCCGATTTGTTATGAGCAAAACGCCGTGGGAGCGCTGCCCATATCCGGGGCTGAAAGCGTTTTTGGAATCGACGAATTACAACCAGACGACGCTCGCCGCCGCAACGGGCATCAGCGCGTCGGTCATCAGTCAATATGTCAAGGGCGATATCGAGCCGACCATCCAAAAGCTGCTGGCGCTGGAAGACTTGACGGGCCTGACGTTCCGGGAGATGTTCGGGGAATGCGAGGGGAGAAGATGAAGCACCTCGGCGATATTACGAAAATCAACGGCGCGGAGATCGAGACCGTGGACGTTATCACGGGAGGCTCACCGTGTCAGGATTTGAGCATTGCAGGAAAACGCGCCGGGTTAGCCGGCGCAAGAAGCGGATTGTTCATGGAACAGATCCGCATCGTGAAGGAGATGAGAGCACATGACAAAGCGAACGGACGAACAGGTGACATGGTCCGACCTCGGTTTATGGTCTGGGAAAACGTGCCCGGAGCATTCAGCAGCAACAAAGGACAAGACTTCGCGGCAGTCCTCGAAGAGATCATCCGCATCGCAGAGCCGGAAGCCCCCGATATTGAAGTGCCTGAAAAAGGCTGGAACACCTGGGGTGGCTACCACGATGAAGTGGGAGGACGATGGAGCGTGGCTTGGCGAGTGCATGACGCGCAACACTGGGGAGTCCCCCAACGTCGCCGTCGTATCTCGGTTGTCGCAGATTTTGGAGGAGACACCGCAGGAGAAATACTCTTTGAGCGCAAAAGCGTGTCAAGGCATTTTGCGGAGAGCGGAACGGCGCGGGAAAGACTTGCCGGAAACACTAAAAGCGGTGCTTCTTATGCAGTCCGAATCAGGGGGGGGCTGTGACGGAGGAGGAAAAGGCGCTTTAGTTCAGGAGGACAAGAGCGGAACGCTCGGCACCAGCAACGACCAGACGATTTTCCAAAACTGTCTGACGCAGTGGGACTGCCAAAGCAAACGGATTTTTGGCACAGAGGGAGCATCCCCGACGCTACAAGGTGGCGTTGGCGGCGGAGTAAATAACCCGGCGATTTTCTGCATGGGAACACAGCAAGGCGGGGCCGAGGTGCGAAGCGACGACAGAGCACCTACGCTGACCGCTGCGGCCGGCATGAGCGGGAACAATCAGCCGATGATCTGCGCGGCCTTTAAGGCGGGGCAGGGTGCAAAGGCGAACGGCATCGGCTACGCCGAAGAGCAAGCCCCCACGCTGAACGCGGAGTGCGGAGGTAACAAGCCCGCGGTCGTGGCACTGGATATGACACACGCTTGTGACGTCATCCGCGAGTGTGGCGAGATCGTTCCGAGTTTGCAAGCCCGTATGGGAACAGGTGGAAACCAAGTGCCGCTGACGTATCAAATGCAGGGCTTCGGCGATTATCGCGAGGGCGATGTTGTGAGCAGCTGCAAGCAGCGAGACTACAAGGACAGCACCGATTTAGTGGTCAGCAGTGTTGATTGCCGCAATTTCACCGAGGGGGGCGAGATCAACGGGGCGCTGCAAGCAAAAGAAAGCGTAGGGCAAAGTCTGAATTTGCAAAACACCGTCCGAACCGGAATGATTGTGCGCCGCCTCACGCCGATGGAATGCGAGCGGCTGCAAGGATTCCCAGACCACTGGACGGACATCGGCGAGTGGCGCGACAGTAAGGGCAAACTGCGCAAGCCGAGCGACAGTCCGCGCTATAAGGCGCTGGGGAATTCCATCGCCTTGCCATTTTGGGACTTCCTGGCAAAGCGTATCAGTGCGCAATATTTGCGTCCTGTTACGATGGGGAGCCTGTTTGACGGCATCGGCGGCTTTCCGCTGGTGTTCGAGCGGCACAACGGCAAAGGCACGGCACGCTGGGCAAGCGAGATCGAGGAGTTCCCCATTGCCGTAACAAAATTGAGATTTGGGGAGGAATGACCATGTACATTGGAGAACCATTCAGCTGGAAGCCTGCCGCCTTTGAGGGCAGTACCGGCATTATGAGCGTTACCACGAAAGAGACGACTGCGCACGGGCGCGTCGTCTACATCAACGAGGCGCACCGCTACTTTACGGCGGAGGCGGATATCAACGGGAAGAAGCTCAGAGAGAGCTTCATGTTTTAGGGAGGTGGAGTGATGGAACGACTGACGAAGCGTTTATCCAGTGGGGCTCCTACTTATAATTACCCTGCAAGTTGTTACTTTGGTGATGATTCTGGCCCAGACAGGATAGCGCAAAGTGCTTTTAGACAAAGATGTGTTGAACGGTTGGCCGATTACGAGGACACGGGGCGGACTCCGGAAGAAGTGACCGCGTTGGGAAACCTGTTTGATTACGCGCTGGAAGAATCGAAAACGCTGACAGAGCAGCTTGCATTGCTCAATCGCATCCGCGAGCTGGCCGAAGCCGACAAGAATGGCTGCGTAATAATCGTGCCGTGCAAGGTGGGCGACACGGTGTATTTTGCTTTGCTTGGAAAAATCATTGAGAAGCAGGTATTTAGCATCGTTGCATTTTCAAATTCCACAAGAATTTACTGTGGCGGAACCAGCGAATATTTCAGGCCAGAGGATATAGGGAAAACCTTCTTTCTTACCCGCGAGGAGGCGGAGAAAGCATTGGAGGCGATGAAATAGTGGATTGCTTTAATTATTCATGCCCTTTTCGAGAAAACACGTCAAGTAGTTGCAATAGGTGTGAGTGTGTAGCCTGTCAAAACAGAAGTGAGGCTGTGACATATATTGCAAGCAACCGCACATTGACAGAGGCGGATATAAAAGCATTGGAGGCGATGAAGGATGAGTAAGGCTGTTATGCTGAGCATCCGCCCAAAGTGGTGCGAAAAGATCGCCAGCGGTAAAAAGACTATCGAAGTCAGAAAAACTAAGACGAAGTTGGAAACGCCGTTCAAGGCGTACATCTATTGTACGATGCCTGACACAAGGGACCCGCACAACATTCTTGAGCTGCACGGCGCAGACGGGAAAATCCGCAAGGCTAACGGCAAGGTCATTGGCGAGTTCACCTGTGACCGGATTTATGAGCTTGCACCCCTCAACCATGCGCCGGATGACGTAGAAAAGCAAGCCTGCCTGACGCGGGAAGAAATTGTGGACTATCTAAAGGGAACCGGCTACGGCTGGCATATTGTCGACCTGCGCATTTATGACCAGCCGCGGGAGTTGACGGAGTTCCGGCGAGCGTGCCCGAATAGTTGGTATTGTGAAAGCTGCGTAATGCACTGGGAAAACAACGGCACTTGCGGAAACGAGAGATTACAGATCAAGCGCGCGCCGCAGAGCTGGTGCTATGTGGAGGCGATGGACAATGGCTGAATTGAAACGCTGCCCTGAGTGCGGTGGAGTTGCAACCGTTATCCATATGTACGATACCTACGATAGAGCAGCTTTTGGGTGGGCTGCCGGTTGTGGGAGATATAGGGCTGGTGATGGCCTCCACACAAAGAAGATGAAAGTATCTGGGCTGCCCAGCAAAGAAAGAGCAATCGAAGCATGGAACAGGAGGGCTGAAAATGGCTGAATACATCAAGAGGGAAGCGGCTGTAAAGGCCGTTGAAAAGTATGGACTTACGAACGGCGTTGTGTGGGGTAGGCATACCGGATTAGCGATTTGCATTGCAAGCGAGATTGCCGACATTCCCGCCGCTGATGTTGCGCCGGTGGTGCATGCAAGATGGATTCCGTTCCATAGCGAGACTGCTGGGGACATCCAGTACTGTTCTAATTGCAAAATTGGCAATGCTGCGAAGTCGGATTTTTGCCCACACTGCGGCGCAATTATGGACGGAGGTGACAGCGATGAGGCTGATCGACGCTGATGAAGCATTGAGACTGTTTGGCAAAGAATACGAGGAAACGAAAGAATTGATACACAACGGTGAAACTCAGCTTGATAGTCTTGCCGAGGGATTTACAGAAGCACATCACATAATCAAGTATGTTCTTCCATCCGTTGATGCCGTGGTCGTTACTCGTTGCATGGACTGCAAGCACTACGACATGGGAGTATGCTTGAAAATCTATTCGGATGGCAACGCACAAAAAGATTCATGGCAATCTCGTAACCCTAATGATTTTTGCAGCTACGGCGAGCCGAAGGAGGACACATGTTGACGATCACAATTAAAGCCAACGTCCCCGCCGCCGACGCGCAGGGCATCAAGGAGCGAATCGCCATGGACATTGAGCGCTACGGCGACTGCAAGGTCGTGAAGATCGTGAGCGATAGAAGGCACGAGGAACAGATGACAATGGAAGGAGACAAGCTATGAGCATCAACGTAAAGAAGTGCACCAAAGACCAGATGGCGAAGATGGTGGAGGAGGCCGCCGAAAGGCTCGAATCGCAGAAAAAAGAAAATGCAGAGCTGGCCGAACAACTGAAATCCCAAACGGCAAAAACGATTGCGCTGCGAAATGATTTGATGGCAAAGATGCATTCGAACGCCGTGCTGACTGAGAAGCTTGACCAGATGAACGGCGAGGCCATCAACAAGGCCAACGAAATCGCAAACCTGAAAGCGGACTTAGATTCAGCCAAAAACTCGGTTCAGCATTTGAACGATCAGGGGCAGCAGTATTGGAGAGCGTGGCAGGCATCGAAGCGAGAAGTCGCCGACTTGAAAAACAAACTCACTGACACTGAGGCGGCGCTTGGGCGGGCGAACGGCGAGTGCGCTTTTAAGCAAGAGGCCCTTAATGTAATGCGTAACAGGCGCTACAACGCCGAGCAGCGCGCCAATTACGCAGAAGCCCATCCGTGGCGCAACCTGTGGGCATGGATGAAGAGGAAGCTCAAAATGGCATAAGAAGAGGCAGGGCGAAAGCCCTGCTTCTTTTTGCTGCGGGAGAGAGGGGAAGGGGGGATTATAGGGGGGATAGGGAGAGAGTGCTATACGCAGGATGTATCTATGTTGTGTGTATGTAACTATACAGAGGAGAGCGCAGAAAGGGAAGAGAAAGTTTCCGCGCCCGTGGTGAGAAATAAAAGATGTCGTGTTACCGTCGGAAATAGGAAGCTCGGTTCCCCGAGCGGGGATAAGAATGCTGCACGATAAGGCCGAGGACGGGGGGCTTGCAGCATAAAAAAGAAAGGCGGTGGCGGCATGGCGAAAACTGGGCATCCTCCCAAATATGCGACGGTCGAAGAAATGCAGGCCGTCATTGACCGATACTTTGAAGATTGCAAGGGTGAGCCAATCATCGGGGACGACGGGATGCCGATTCTCGACAAATTCGGGCAGCCGTTTATCATTCACCAGCGACCGCCGACGGTGACGGGGCTGGCACTCGCGCTTGGATTTACAAGCCGTCAAGCGCTGCTGAACTATCAGGCGAAGAAAGAGTTCGTTGACACGGTCACGCGCGCGAAGGCCCGCATCGAGGCTTACGCAGAGGAACGCCTCTTCGACCGAGACGGACAGCGTGGCGCGGAATTCAGCCTGAGATACAATTTCCGCTGGATAAATGACGAGAAGAAGGACGACAGCGGAGAGAGCGTGTGCGGTGTGGCAGAGCTGCCCGCGGTAATGCCTGTTCCGCAGGACGCGGGAGGTGATGCGAATGGCGAAGCGTAGCGTGGTATGGAAGCCGCAGCCCAAGCAGGCACTCTTTATGAGCCGCTGGGAGGACGAGGCTCTATACGGCGGCGCAGCCGGTTAGGCGGGGGGAAATCCGATGCGTTGGTCATCGAGGCATTGCGGCAGGTGGATATCCCGTATTACAAGGCGATCATCCTGCGAAAGACCTTCCCGCAGCTTGCCGAGCTCATTGACAAGACGCTGAACTACTACCCGCGTATCTATCCGGGCGCACGCTACAACGGCAGCAGCCACACGTGGACATTCCCGAGCGGGGCGAAAATACTCTTCGGCTCGATGCAGTACGCAAAGGACAAGATCAAGTATCAAGGCCAAGCGTATGACTTTATCGCATTCGACGAGCTGACCCACTTTACGTGGGAGGAATACAGCTACCTCTTTTCCCGCAACCGACCGAACGGGCCGGGGACGCGTGTATACATCCGCAGCACGGCGAACCCCGGCGGCGTGGGGCACGGATGGGTCAAGGAACGTTTCATCACGGCAGCGCCGCCGATGAGGACCATCCGCGAGGATGCGGTCGTGCGCTTTCCGGATGGGCACGAAGAACATCGGCAGAAGAGCCGAATCTTCGTGCCGAGCACGGTATTCGACAATAAGATACTGCTCAAAAACGACGACAGCTATTTGACGCGCCTTGCGTCAATGCCGGAGGCAGAAAAGAACGCACTGCTCTACGGCGATTGGGATACGTTCTCCGGGCAGGTGTTTACCGAGTGGCGCAATGACAGCGAACACTACCGCGACCGCATCAATACGCACGTCATCGCGCCGTTTCATGTGCCGAAGGAGTGGCCGATCTGGTGCGCAATGGACTGGGGCTATTCAAGGCCGTTTGCCATCGGCTGGTTTGCGGTCGACCAAGACAGGAGGCTCTACCACATCCGGGAATATTACGGCTGCACGGGCACGCCGAACGAGGGCGTGAAGATGGAGCCGACGGCAGTGGCCCGCGAGATGAAGCGCATTGAGGCAGAAGACCCAAATCTCAAGGGGAGGAGCATCTTCCGTGTGGGCGATCCCGCCATTTGGGGTACGCAGGGCACGGAGAGCATCGGCGCTCTCTTTGAGCGCGAGCGTGTCTACTTTGAGAAGGGGGATAACGCCCGCATCGACGGCAAGATGCAGCTGCACAACCGATTCGCGTTTGATGAGAACGGCGTTCCGATGCTGTATATCTTCGATACGTGCAAAAATTTCATTCGCACGGTGCCAAACCTCGTTTACGACGAAAAGGACGTTGAGGACGTGAACACCGAGCAGGAGGATCATATCTACGACATGACACGCTATGTGTGCATGGAGAATCCCATTGCGGCGCGGGCAAATAAGCCGCCGAAGCCGGTCTTGTACGACCCGCTGGACATCAATACGCCGAGCTACGACAAATATGCGTGGTTCCAACACAACTGACAGGAGGGGGAAGACATGGCAGGAACGAGAAAATTCCCGCAGACGCAGCAGCAGGCCGACGCGGCTGGCGCTGCTGCGATGTTGGATGCAAAGGCAGAAGCGCCGCTTGTAGGCGCATTCCGCGACAGCGACGCGGCGATGAGCAGCGGCGCAGCCATCGGCAGCAAGGAGATCGGTGACGCCGTAGAAACGCTGCAAAAGTACAAGCAGGGCAAGAGCAACTTCGAGAATCGCATCATCAGCGAGGAGCGCTGGTGGAAGCTTCGGCATTGGGAGGATATCCGACGCGGGGCGAAAGACGCGGGGGAATCGCCCGAGCCTGCGAGTGCATGGCTGTTCAATTCGATCATGAATAAGCACGCCGACGCGATGGACAACTACCCCGAGCCCGTATGCCTGCCTCGCGAGCAGAGCGACGAGGAAAGCGCGCAGACGCTCTCGTCTGTGCTGCCGGTCATCATGGAATACAACGAATTTGACAGCACATACAGCTTCGAGTGGTGGGAAAAGCTCAAACACGGTGTGGCGCTCTATGGGGTGTTTTGGGACAAGGAGAAAGACAACGGGCTCGGCGACATCGCTATCGAGGGCATTGACCCGCTGAATATCTTCTGGGAGCCGGGTATTGAGGACATCCAGAAGAGCCGCAACGTGTTTACGGTGGCGCTCGTCGACCGCGACATCATCGAGGACGAATACCCGCAGTTTGCGGATAAGCTCAGCGGCAGCAGCATTGAAACGGCAAAATACGAGTACGACGACACAGTGGACACGAGCAACAAGGTCGCCGTGATCGACTGGTATTACCGCAAGAAGGCCACAGACGGGAGGACGGTACTGCACTACGCGAAGTTTATCGACGAGGAGCATATCATCTACGCCAGCGAAAATGACCCAGAATATGCGGAGGGCGGCTTCTACGAAGACGGCGAATATCCGTTCGTGTTTGACGTGCTGTTCCCAGAAAAGGGCACACCTGCGGGATTCGGATATACGGCCATTGCAAAGGACCCGCAGCTCTACATCGACAAGCTGTGGGGCAACATCCTCGAAACTTCAATGATGGGCAGCAAGCGCCGGTACTTTGCGAGTGAAAGCCTGAACATCAACGAAGAAGAGTTCCTTGACTGGCGCAAGCCGATCATCCACGTGTCCGGCCAGATCGACGAGAGCAGGCTCCGCGAAGTAACGACGCGCCCGCTCGATTCCATCTACGCGAATATCGTGCAGATGAAGATCGACGAGATGAAGGAAACGAGCGCAAACCGCGACGTTTCCAACGGCGGCACGTCCTCCGGCGCGACAGCTGCTGCGGCGATCAGCGCATTGCAGGAAGCGGGCAACAAGGCGAGCCGCGATATGATTTCGGCGTGCTACCGCGCGCAGGCGAAGATCGTGAAGCTGTGCATTGAGCGCATGCGGCAGTTCTACGACGCAGCGCGTACTTTCCGCATCACGAATGAAATGCCCTACGAGTATGCGCAGATCGGCGTGAACGAGCTCGGCGATCAGGTGACTGGTGTGGATAGCCTCGGCAATGACCTGTTCCGCAGGCCGGTCTTTGACATCAAGATCAAGGCGCAGAAGAAGAATCCCTTCTCCCGTGCGGAACAGAACGAGCGGGCAAAAGAGCTGTATTCGCTGGGATTCTTCTCCCCAGACAGGGCACAGGAAAGCATGATTGCGCTCGACATGATGGACTTCGAAGGAATCGACAAGATCAAGAGCCAGGTCAACGAGGGCGCGACGCTCTACAACGTCGTGCAGCAGCAGAGCGATCAGCTGCAAAAGGCGCTCGCGGTTATCCAGCAGCTTACGGGACAGGACATGGGCATCGGAACGGCGGGCGGCACGCAGAGTGGCGGCTCGACACGTAAGAGCGGCAGCGGTGGAATTGAGAGCAAGAACGCTGACGCACAGAGCGCACAGACGCCGTACATGCAGAAGCTTGCCGAACAGTCTAAGCCGAACATGGACACGGGAAGCAGCGCGGCAATGCCGGGGGTGTAAGTGCATGACGATGGTTCACATCGAGCACGAAATTGGTCGATACATGATCCTGTGCGAAGGACATTCGGCGGACGAGAAATGCTGCAATTACATCACGGGTGTGATGTATGCCTTCGGCGGCTATGTGAAGAACATGGAAGCTGAGGGAGAGTGCGAGGTCTATGGCTTCGAGATAGACGATGGTGCGCCGCGCTTCCTCATCCACTGCGGCGGCGACGAGCGCATCGAGGCGGCATTCATCGCCGCGTGCATCGGGCTCAAGCAGCTGGAAGACACGAGGCCGGACGCGATCTGCGTGCACGTCAAAGAGAATTAAAAAATTTTTCTCGCCCGTGGTGAGACGGAGGAAGCCGCATGTTACGCTTTAGGCGTGCGAGTGGCTTCCTCCTATTCATACGCCCGCGAGGGAGGGTCGGCGTTTTTCTTCATCTTTTCGCCGCTCTCCCCTCCCCTGCGGATGATGGGAAGCGCTGCACGGCCTACACGGAGGGCCGAATATCCGCGATTTGACAAGCAGGAGGGATACCATGAACCTCAAAACTACGCTTCGCGTGATCCTGAGTCTCTTTGATGGCGGCGCTGCCGCTGCGGGGGCCGCTGCCGGTGCATCGGGCGGCGCTGAGGGAGGCGCGAGCGCACAGGGCGAGACCACGAATGCAAGCTCTTCTCCCACCCGGAAGGGCAAAACGGGCGAATACGCCAACGTCGTGTTCGGCAAGCAGGAGACACCTGACGATACGGGGACCTCTTCTGGCGAGCCGAAGGGCGAGGGCGCGAAGATGCAGCAGCACGACGCCGGGGCTGCGGAAAAAGGCAGGGAAGACCTGAAAAAGGAGTTCCTTGACCTCGTAAACGGCAAATACAAGGACGTCTATACCGCGGAGACGCAGCGCATCATCAACCGCAGATTCGGCGAAGAGAAGGCCAAAGACCAGAAGATCGCAGATTCGCAGCCCATTATCGACACACTGATGCGCCATTATGGCGTGTCGGACGGCGATATGAGTAAGCTGCGTGCGGCTTTTGAGGGCGATGCGGCGCTCAACAGCGTGCTCTACAATGCGGAAGCGGAGAGCATGGGCATGAGCGTGGAACAGTACCGCGAGTATGCGCGGATGCAGCAGGAAAACGAAGCGCTCAAACGCCAGGAAGAAGACAGGCAGCGCCAGCAGAAAGCCGACGAGACTTATAACGACTGGATCCGTCAGGCGAGCGAGCTGGTCGGCACGGCGGACGCACCGGGCGAGTACCCTGACTTCGACCTCAAGCGCGAAGTCGCGGAGAATCCGCGTTTCATTGCGATGCTGCGTGCTGGCGTTCCTGTAAAAGACGCTTACGAGGTATCCCATTTAGGCGACATTCAGGCTCGTAGCGCGGCGAAAGCTGCGGCGGAGATGGAAAAGCGCGTGATGGACAATGTCCGCGCGAAAGGAATGCGCCCGAACGAGAATGGAACCACTTCCCAGCCGGGGGTCATTGTCAAGAGTGACCCGAGCAAATTCACGAAGGCCGACCGCGCAGAGATCGCAAGGCGCGTTCGGCGCGGCGAGCGCATCGTATTCTGATGCCCGCCTAATTTACCGACTGTAAGAAGGGAGACAAAACTCTATGAAGAAGTTCAAAGACATTTTCATTCTGCCCGTTATTCTGAGCCTGTTTGAGGGCCAGACGAACGTGACGACCGATGCCGGTCTCTCGGGCGAGATGAAGACCTACTACTGCGACACCCTGATCGACAACGCCGAACCCGAGCTGGTGCATGACCGCTTCGCGCAGAAGCGCAACATCCCCAAGGGCAAGGGCAAGGAAATCGAGTTCCGTAAGTATGATCCGCTGCCCAAGGCCTTGACGCCCATCACCGAAGGCGTGACGCCCAAGGGACGTAAGCTGTCCATGACCACGCTGACCGCGCAGGTCGACCAGTACGGCGATTTCGTCGAGATTTCCGATATCCTCGACCTGACCGCCATCGACAACAACCTGCAGGAAGCGACGGTGCTGCTCGGCTCTCAGGCGGGCCGCACGCTCGACACCATCACCCGCGAGGTCATCAACGGCGGCTCCAACGTCCAGTACGGCGAAGGTCAGGTGACGGGCCGTCATCTGCTCGTTGGCGGCGAGGCCGCGGGCAACCACTATTTCACGGTGCGCGCCGTCCGCAAGGCGGTTCGCTTCCTGAAAACCATGAACGCCCCGCGCTATGAGGGTTCTTACTGGGCCATCATTCACCCTGACTGTTCCTACGACATTCAGGATGACCCTGATTGGAAGCGCCCGCACGAGTACAAGGACACCAGCAACATCTACGACGACGAGATCGGCAAGATCGCGGGCGTCCGCTTTATCGAGACGACCGAAGCGAAGGTGTTCCACGCGGATGACCTGACTGAGGGCGCACGCGACCTGACCGTCAAGAGCGCATCCAGCAAGGTCTTGACCGTAAACGAGGCCATCACTACTGCTGACGCCGCAAAGTTGGCTGGCCGTGAGGTCGTCATCGGTGGTGCACTTCTTGAGATCGAGAGTGCCACGGCCGCGGGTGCTGGCAGCGCGACGATCACGTTGAAAGAAGCGCCTGCTGCCACCCCGACGGAGTCGACCACCATCTATCCGGGCGAAGCCGGTGCGAAGGGCCGCAACGTCTACTCCACCCTCATCATGGGCGCGGAGGCTTACGGTACGACCGAGCTGACCGGTGGTGGCCTTGAGCACATCGTCAAGCCGCTCGGCTCTGCCGGTACGGCTGACCCGCTGAACCAGCGTGCAACCGTCGGCTGGAAGGCGACCAAGGTCGCCGAACGTCTGGTTGAGGCGTATATGATTCGCGTGGAGACCACTTCTACGTTTGACGAGACCCCGCTGACCTAACCACCAAGGGGGCGGCTGTGAACGCCGCCCCCGCCACTGAAACGGAGGAAAGACCGATGAGCGAAGCAAAGAACGCCGTTGCGGCTGTGAACGCCGCCCCCGCGGGCGAGGAGTACGTCAGCGTCCGCCTGTTCAAGGACAGCGGCAAGTACAAGGATGACCTGCTGGTGTGCGTGAACGGCGAAAGCTGCCTGATTCAGCGCGGCGTGACCGTACAGGTCAAGAGAAAGTTCCTGTGGGCCATCCAGAACCAGATGAGACAGGATGCCTCGACCGCAAATCTCATCCAGACGATGAGCAGCGACTACGTTGAGAGCGCGAAGGCCCACAACGCGTAAGTGAATACGACCGCGAGACACGAAAAATGAGTTGCGACACGGCGCAGCAAGGGACGAAAAAGTCGCTCTTGCTGCGCCGTTTTCCATAAGAGAGGTGACAACATGGTTATTGAAAATGCTTACGCGCTCGAAGAGATCAAGCTCGGGCGCAGGGGCGAGAATCAGGCGCGCAAGGTCGTCTTTGACGTGCTGGGAAAGTGGCGCGAGGGCTATGGCGAGGGCGTGGCGAGCCTGATCGTGCAGCGAAACGGCGATGCGCAGCCGTATCCCGTGACGGTGACAGAAGAGGACGGCGCGCTCGTGTGGCTGGTATCGAGCGTTGATACGGCGGTGGCCGGTGAGGGCGCGGCAGAGCTGCGCTATACCGTGGGCGATACCATTGTGAAGAGCCAGATATATAAAACACGCGTGCGCGAAACTCTGGAAGACAGCGGCGAGACACCGCCTCCGGCCTACCAAAGCTGGGTCGATGAGGTTTTGCAGGCGGCAGCGGATGCGGAGACGGCGGTTTCCAAGATGCCATACGTCGACGAGACCACGGGCAACTGGTTCAAGTGGGACGCTGCGGCGGGCGCTTTTGCCGACACGGGCGTTGCCGCGACCGGTCCGCAGGGTGAAGTCGGCCCCAAGGGAGATACCGGCGAGCAGGGGCCCAAGGGCGACACAGGCGCAACCGGCCCCAAAGGCGACACGGGTGCAACCGGCGCACAGGGCCCAAAAGGCGAGACCGGCGCAACCGGTGCGACGGGTCCGCAGGGCCCCAAAGGTGAAACCGGCGCGCGCGGCCCGCAGGGGGAGCAGGGCATTCAAGGCGAGACCGGCCCCGCTGGCCCGCAGGGTGCAAAGGGAGACAAGGGCGATGCCTTTACCTATTCCGACTTCACGGCGGCACAGCTCGCCGCGCTGAAAGGCGACAAGGGCAATACCGGCCCCCAAGGAGAAAAAGGTGACACCGGCGCGACCGGACCGACCGGCCCCGAAGGTCCGCGCGGCCCGCAGGGCGAACAGGGACCGCAGGGGCAGACCGGCCCGCGAGGCGAACAGGGCCCCGCAGGCCCCAAGGGGGAGACCGGCAGCGGCTTCAAGGTG